ACGCCTTACCCCAGGGCGATCCATCAGTGTGTAAGGTGCATCTGGGTTGTCAGGATTCTCCTGTCGTACCCATTCGCGTTGCCCTACGATCCACCGATAAGAAACAGGGCGTAGGCTTTGGATGAAGGTTAGGCCAAGGTCACAAATTTCTATGTCGGTTTTGAGCCTAGCATCCGAGCTAGAGTTAAGAGCAGATTGCTGGCACCAGATTTCCTTCCAACGGTTGCCTGAATTCCCGCAGTTGTAGGTGTTACCTGTTCCAGGAAACAACCCGTTTTCGGTGAAATACCCGGCACCGACACCGCCGGCGGTAAAGCCAACCGCATCGGCGGCGGGAAAACAGATGCCAGTATTCGTATCCCCTTGATAGGCATAGACCGGGTTGGTGGAAACGCCGGGCGCGACGATGTACATGCCGCTTGTGCGCTGAATCGTACCCGTAAAGGTGCCGCCCGCTGTCCCCATGGCGGCGAGGGTTGTGCGGGCAGCAGCAGCATCATCATCGTCCAGCAACGAAAAGGCGAAAAGGCTGCAGGGGATTGATTCTGGTACGCCGGTCGTCGCCTCATTGCGCCCGATGATGCGGTAGGCGGCCAGGTTGGCCATCTTAGCCAAGGTCACCGCGCTCGCGCCTAGCTTGGTTTCGGTCACCGCGCCCGTGCCTAGCTTGGTTTCCGTGACTGACCCGGTACCTAGCTTGGTTTCGGTCACCGCGCCCGTGCCTAGTTTATCCGCCGTGACCGCAGAGGCAGCTAGTTCATCCGTGCCGACCGATAGATTCGGCAGGATTCCAGGCCGGACCTTCCGCAGCTTGCTTTCGCCATTGACCTGGACAATCTGCCAGTCGCTGGCGGTAATGGTCGTCGCCTCATCGGGCAACTCCGAGGGCAGTAGTACGCGGCGGATGGTCATTCAACCAAGCCCTCCACGGTCAGGCTCAGGGATTCATAGCTGGCGGCGGGGATCGCCAGGCCGAGGTTGGTGTAGAAGCCAAAGGCCCGCAGCCGGTCATAGCCGGATCCACCGTTGTTGAAATCCCAATAGACCGGCATCCCGTCCCATTGGCTGAGCAGCTCCTGGACGACATCGCCGGTGATGACGGCGGGGTCGAGGTAGCACACGGCGCGGATCTGGCGACTGGAGCCGCGTTTGACGAAGTTGACGGTGCCGAAAGTCTCGTCGCGTTCCTTGCGCGAAAAGCTCAGGATCGAGGTCTCCACCCCCCACTCGGTATCGCTGAGGGTATGCGCCCTGCCGACGATCATCACCGCGCACTGGGCCGGCTGCGCCGTGTCGTTGCGGGTCAGGGTCACGGCGATGCTCAGGACACTGCCAGCGGCGACGGTATCAACCGGAATGTTGGCGGTGCGCAAGGTTGCGCCATAAGCAGTACCTGACGGGGTTAGGCTGACGCTGATGGCGTCGCGGGTATCCCCATCATCGGTGACGGTTATGGCGACGGTTTTGACATTGACCAGGCCGGCGAAAGCCACCCGGTCCACAGCGGTGGCGCAGGCGCAGGTGACGGTGAAGGTCGGGTCGCACAGGTCACCATCGGTCTCGTAACCCTGGGTATAGGTGTTGCCCAGGTAGTCGATAGCCGCCCAGGCATTGGCCGCGCCCAGGCTGATCCAGCGGGCGGCGATGGTCTCGTCGGCGGATTTCACCGCCTCGCTGGGGCGGATGGTGTTGTCGCCGGAGGTAACCGCCACGGTGGCTAGGTAGTCGTGGTTATCCGCGGCATCGTAGACGGCGGCATTGAGGGCGACGGCGGCCCCGGTGGCCCAGGTGGGGTAATGCGAGAGGCGGACGTTGGTGGCGTAGGTGTAGCCCCCCGAGGTGGCGCTGGGGCCACGATCTTCCCAATAGGACTGGGTGCTGTAGGTGGTCTGAGTGAAAATCCACCAGCCCGTAGTCGTGGCCGTGGTTACCTGCTTGTCCGGGGCATTGGCGGTGCTGGAGGTATGCGCCACCCGGCAGCGGAAATCACGATAGACCCCGCCGATCTGGTAGCGGCGGATATTCCCGACCACATAGGCCTGCCCGGCGGCCCAGGCACTGTAGATATAGACCGGGCTGGAGCCGGTATAGGCAAGGTCGATTTCCAGCGGGACGATGACTTCCATCTTAAGCGGCCCTCAAGGCGGTGTCGCTGCTGCTGGTACTGTCGGGTAACCCATCCATATCCCATTTGCGCAGGCGCTCATCGATTGACTTGAGCGCCACTACCTGGGAGGTATTGACCGCGGCCAGGTCTTTGCGCAATGTCACGATTTCTTGCCGCAGAATGATCACCTCGTTGGTGGTCGCGCTTTCCGCCAGCGCGATATCCTCCAGCGGTGGCAGCATGTCTGCCAGGCCCGCTTGTACGGGCTGCAACGGTTCGCCCCCCGCATCGATCAGGGCGGCATTCAGTTCTGCTAGCGCTGCGGCGATGGTTTTGGTCTCGATATAGGTACCTTCGAGAATGGCAATCTGTTTGGTCGCCTCGGCGAGCAGTGCGTCGATGCTGGCCAGGTTGGCATCGCGCCAGGCTGTGGCGGCTTCCGCCTCGGCATCCAAGCGGGCCAACTCCTGATCTCGCCAGGCAATGGCGCTTTCCTCCTGCCGCGCCAGGATTTCTAGGGTAGCATCACGCTGGGCGGCGGCTTGTTCCGCCTGGGCATCGATGGCCTTGAGCTGTTTTTCATAGCTATCTTGGGCGCGCTCGCTGGCCTTTTCGATGGCCTGGATTTGCTTTTCAGCGTCGGACACTTGTTTGATGCCGACCTTCTCCAGGGCCAGCAGGGCGGAATAGGCGCTGCCCTGGGCCGCTCGATAGGCGTTTTCGCTGGTGAAGTTCTGCGCGTCGAGGTTGGTGGCGCCCGTGATGGCGCGATCCAGGGCATCCTCTTCGGGCAAGCGGCCACTGGCAGCCCAAGATCCCAGTTGCCGCAGGGAGCGCATGCGCTCCAGTTCGGATCGCGGGGATTCGCTGCGAAAGAAGCTGAGGGCGGACTGGATGCGATTTAGCCCCGCTTGCGCGATGGACAATGCTTCTTGCGCGGCCTCGCGCTGCTTGGACAGCGCATCAAGTTGCGCCCGGTTGGCCTCTGCCAGGGCCTCACGCTCCGCGGCAATGGCATCGAGCCGCGATTGATAGGCGGAATTGGCGGCATCGCGCTCGCTCGCAATGGCGGCGAGCCGGTCTTGATGCTGCTGGTCGATGACCTCGCGTTCCGCGGCGATGGCATCCATGCGGGCCTGATAGGTGGTATTGATGACCTCGCGCTCGGCATTAGCCGCCTGATCCAGACCGCTATAGGCGCGCTTGATGCGGTCCAATTGCAATTGGGAAATCCCATCCTTGAGCTCCTCGACATCTTCGGCCACCTGATCGAAGACCAGCCCTAGTTCTTTGAGATAGGCGGCCAGGACTGCCATCTGCTCCGCGGACAGGGCGCCGGATTGGTAGAGCTCCAGCAGGGCATCGCGGTTCTGCGGCATGACCAGGCCAAGATCCTGAAAGACTCGCTCCAGTTCTCGCGTGGCGCGTTCGACTTCGTTGACCCCCAGCAGCCAGTCGGTGAACGCTTCTACGCCGTCATAAAGCAAGTCGAATTGCGGGGCCAGCTCCATCAGGCCGGCATACAGTTTGCGCCCTGCTTCCGTGGTAAGGTCGATGGCACTAATCAGGTCCTCGAAACCTTGACGGGTCTTGGGCAGCTCATTTAGTAGGCTGGCCAAGATGGCGGCGTTAGGATCGCCTTTGACCGTGGTCTCGGTGGTGATGGTCTTAGTAACCTTCTCGCTTTCGATGGCGATACTCCTGACGGCGTTTTCTGCCGTGCCATGCACCACATCAATCATGCGCACGAGATCCTCACCGAATCTATCCACCAGCTTGTCGCGCATTTTTGCCCAGTATTCATTGACGCCATCGGCCACCCCGGTGCTTTGATCTTGGATGGATACCAGCATGCTGGCCATGTCTTCGCCAAAGCGGTCCACCAGTTTGTCGCGCATGCCGGCCCAGTAGTTGCCGGAGTCACCCGTTGATGGCAACTCGATCCCGGAGATACCTTGCTGGATGTCTTCGACCACGGTCGTGACTGTCGTGGTAACGTCCTCGCTGAGCTTCATCAACTCGTCTTGTAGCTTGGGGATTTCTCGCCCGATGGTATCGGCGGCGGCTGATACAGCATCGGCTAGTTTTTCACTGGCGCTGGTGAACTGGTCATAGAAAAACGCCATTTGACTGGCGGCCCGATCGACGCCGCCCATGGCCTGGACCAGCTCATCGCTGAGGGTAATCAATGCGGTGGTGGATAGGCCAGCCAGGTCGGTCGCCGTCTGTTCCGCGGCACTGTCCAGAATCCCAAGTTGCGTCACCAGCCTGGTCAGGGTTTCCCCGCTCAGCTCGCCGGATTTGCCGAACTGGTCAATATAGCCACGGAGCAGGTCGACATCGGTACCAATCTCGCCGGTCAGGCTCAGCATTTCACCGATGCGGTCGTCATAGCGACTGGATAACTCAACCGCCATCGCGGCGGCCATCATGGCAGACTGGATCTGTTCCCCGACCTCCTCCGCCGTGCCGCCCAGGTCACCCACCATGCCAGCGAAGGCGACGCCGATGTCCTCGCTGGAGCGACCGGCGGCAAGGGCGATATGCTCAACCAGCATGGCCATAGCTGCCCCGAGGTCGCCCTCGTTTTCGGTGAGATGGATCAAGCCATCCCCGAACGTGCTGAGGGTCTTCAGCTCCTCGGTGATGAAGTTGGTCAGGTCCTCGCCGAAAAATTCGGCCAGGGCATCGGTCACCTGCGCCAGGGCGTCATAGGTCTTTTTCAGCTCCGACGCCTTCATGTTCTTTGACCCCTTGTCGGTGATACCCAGGGTCAGGCCGAAAGATCCGCGACTGTAATTGCCCGGGCCATTCTCCCAGTCTTCCAGGCCGACGACGCGCCCGCCGGTTTGGGCGGCAAGTGTGCCATAACGTGGCTCTTGATCCTTTTGCCATTTGCTGATGATTGCGCCAACGCCCGCGATGGCGATGGCGGCAGGTGCGAGATAGGGCAGGGCGGCACCGATGGCGAATGAGGTGGAACCGGCGGAGGCGGCACCTGATGCCATGGCCATATTCGCCCCGAAGCCACCGAAATAGCCTGAGGCACCGATGACGCCGGAGGCGGCATTGAAACCGTTGACGATGCCGGTCAAGGCAGCACCGGAAAAGAGCGAGGAGACGCCATTTGCCAGGCTGGACAGACTGGAGAAGGCATTGAACATGCCGCCTGTATTGCTGGCCATCCCCAGCATGCTTGTTGCCGTTCCCGTCACCCCGGCGGCACCACCCCCCAGCATACCCATCAATGCTCCCTGGATGGGAACCACTAGCGGCCTGAGGAGGAGCTGATAGGACAGGTCAGCGATCCATTCCAGGACGGTTTCTTTCAGGTCACCCAAGACATCGCCCTGGCCGGATAGGAGACCGCGCCAGAGGCCCTGGAAGGTGCTATCGAGGGCATCGACGGCATCGGCCCAGGCGGCATAAAAACCATCGGCCTCGCGGCGGGCGGCATCGGCGGCCTCGGCCTGGTCGCGGGCCAGCCCGGCCAGGATGGTGCTGGCCTCTTCCGCCGATAACGCGACGGAACCGGATCTGCCGGCCAGGGCTTCAGCGACGGCGTGCTGGGCAGCGGCATGCTCTTCGGCGGCCTTGCGGGCGGGGAGGTAGCGGCTGATCAGGCCCTCAACGGCGCGCTCGGTTTCCGCGATGGCACGCTGATATTCTCGCTCGGCTTGGGATGCCTCTTTGGTGGCTTTCGCGGTGCCCCCCCTGGCCTTGCTCGCCCGGCCATGGCTGGCCGTGTTCGCTTCCAGCCCGGCAGTGTATTTTTCCACCTGCTCAGCCACCCAGGCTTCATCCTTACCGAGTGATTTGGCGATCTCCTGATATTTTGTCGTGGCTTCGGCAATCTTGGCCTGCTTGGCCGCGGCCTTGTCATAACTGCCCGTCAGCCTGAGCAATTCCTGATTGGCTTCCGCCTGCGCGGCTTGCTGGGCGCGGAACGCCTTTACCGGGCCATCCATCATGCTGGCGGCCAGTTGGGCGTTGTCTTCCCGCTGCTGATTGTAGGCATCCCGCGTTGCCTGTCGCGCACTTTGAATGGCGCGCTCGGTTTCGGCCAAGTTCCTCAGGGCCTCATCGCGCTCAGCCCCAAGCATCCCCACCGTGCGAGAGTTCGCGTTATTGGCACGATTAACGGCTTCCAGATATTCGTTGACTTGATTGGTGCGCTTGCGATACAGGACCGTCAGTTCATCCCGGTCCGCCATGGTAAAGCCCAGTCCCTGAGAGGCATTGCTGACCGCGCGGATGGCAGAGGCCCAGTCATTGGCCAACCCGGTGGCGTATTGGATAGCGCCGGCCAGGGCGTTGGTGATACCCGTTGCCCGGTCGGCTTCACTGGCCATGGCGGATAGGGCATTGGTCAGGCGATTCCATTCTGCCTCCAGCCCACCCACTTCCTTCCCGTCGTCGTAAAGCTCACGCAGGCGCTGACTGAGGGCCGGCAGCAGGTCCTCGGCCATGACCTCGCCCTTGGCCAGCATCGCATCCAGTTCCGCCGTGGTGACGCCCATGGCATCGGCGGCGGCTTTGAAGGCACCGGGTAGACGCTCGCCGAGCTGGCCACGCAGTTCTTCGGCGGAGACCTTGCCCTTCGATATCATTTGTTCCAAGGCCAATAGGGCGCCCTGGGTATCGGCGGAGGACTTGCCCAGTTTGCCCATGGCCAGGGAGACGGATTCAAAGATGTCCTTGGTCGCTTTGCCTTCCAGCGCCGTGCCTTTGGCCGCGGCGGACAGGCTGATATAGGCATTGGCGGTATCGGCCAGGGTCAGGCCCATCTTGTTGGCCGTGGCGCGGATGTATTCCATCTCCTGCGCGGCGGCTGCGCTGGATCCGGTGACGGCGGTCAGGCTTTTCTCGAATTTCTGCGCCTCGGTGGCGGCGGCAACGAACTCCGTGGCGATGGCCGCTACCCCAATACCGGCGGCAGCGGTCATGGCCAGGCTCTTCAACTGATTGGCCAAGCCAGAGAGTCCACCACTGGCGGTACGGCTGGCGGCTTGATCCAGCTCGCCGATTTCCCCGCGCACCCGGTTGATGCCTTGAATGGCCGCGGTGCCGTCGGCGTTGATCAGAATCGTCAAGCGCATGGGGGCGGCCATGGGCGGATCTCCGAGCGGTGGTGGGTGACGCTAGGACGGGCGCCCGGGACGCGGGCGTGGGGCAGTGGGCGCGCGCTTGGCCTGCTCCTGGGCCAGGCGCTGGTGGACCACCTGCAGCTGCGCGCGTTCCAGGGTTTGCAGGTCGGTGAACAGGGCCGGACGGTCGGCGGATGGGATGGCTTGAATATCCATCACCGCGCGTACGCCGTCATAGTCCAGGCCGGTCAAGACGCCGGTCATCCCCGCATGGCGCCACTGGGTATCGCAGGCCAGATAGAGCATGACGGCGGGGACATTCTCCGGCCACAGCTCGACCGCGCCGCATTGCCCGCACCAGGAGCGTTCTCCGCGGGCTTCCATGCACACACGGCAGGAACTGGCCCCGGTGATGGGGCCGGGATGGCTGGCCTGGCTGGCCTCGCTGGGGGCATCCAACCGCCAGCGCAGCCAGGCAATTAGTTTTTTCGCCGCCCATCATCATCCAGGTCGGTGATAGCCTGGCGCACGGCTTTGACCACCCAGGTACCGACGTTGAGCAGGGCGCGCATGCGCTCGGGGGTGTAACTCAGTAGCTCGCCGGTTTCATCGCCCACATCGGCCCAGTCGGTGACACGCTCCACGATACGGTCCAGGTCGCGGTCGATGCCTTCGGGGCTGATGGCGTCAGCGATGGCGACAAATTTGGCCAGCAGGGCCGGGGCGCTATCCACGGCGCCCGAGCTGGTTTCTTCCTGCAAGCGGGCGATCTGTTCGCTGAGGGCTTGATGCTTGCTGGCGGCGTTGGCGGTATGCGAGAGGAGCTTGACCCGTAGCTTGATGCGGATCTCGCCATCAGGATCGGGCAGGCGGACGGTGAGCCAGGACTGGCGTTCGGTTTGCAGTTTGAACATGGGTCAGTTCTCGGTCAGTGGAACGGGCGGTCAGTAAGGGCGCGGGCCAGCCGGTACGGCTGGACTGGCCCGCTACCCGGCGACTGACCAGCGCCGGGGTCAGGGTCAGGTAACCGGGATCAGGGTATCGGCCAGGGGTGACAACAGGACGGCGATCAGGCCCTTGTCGGTAGATCCGGATTTGTAGCCGGTGAAGGTGAACGACACCTCCATGCCGCCTGGGCTGGAGATGGGCGGGGTCGCCAGTTCGATCTGGGCATGGTCCAGCTTGATGGACAGGTTTTCGTTGCCGGCGGAGCCACCCAGGCCATTGCCAAAGGTCAGAATGACCTCAAGGGAGGTATCGGTGCGGGCCACGGCCTTGTCGATGTAGGCGGAGAACAGGGCGGTATCGACGATGACGGTCGCCGACCCGGAGACATCGGCGAAACCCTCGGGCATGTCGATGCGCTCACCGCCGAAGCCCAGGGCATAGCGCCCGGTGTCCATGTTGTTGGCAATGGTGAACTGCACGCTCTTGACGTTGGTCACGGCGGACCCGCCCACCTTCACGGAGCAATCAGGGGCAAACCAGCCGGTATGGCCCGGATCGTCCAGGGTGGCGTCCAGCACGGCGGAGGCAATGGCGTACTTGGCCCCCTGCAACTGCATTTGCAGGGTGGCGGCGCCTTCCTGCGGGATGTCGATGGTCGCCTGGGCGACACGGCAGCCGAGGAAATGCTCGACCTTGGAGGCGATATCGGTGGTCCAATCCCGCTCGACAATCATGCCAACCGGCAGGGCCTTGGGGCGGAACGTATGGGTGTAGGGTGCGCTGGCCCCGGTCGTGGTCGGAGCGCCCAGGATGTGGCGCAAGAAAAAGCCGATGGTCTCAGGCGCCATTTCGACATTGAGGTTACCGCTCAGGTCGATATTGCCCGCGCCCGGGCGGGGGCGGGAACGGTCGCTGCTGATGGTTTTGGGCTGGACGTTGTTACGCGAGGCGCCCAGCGAACATTCCGTGTAATAGGCCAGCATACCATTCGTGACGCTGGTTGTGCTTTTGTAGGTAACCTCATCATAGAGGGCAACTTTAACGGCGGAGCCGAGGACGGGCATGGGGGTATTCCTCAGAGATCAGTGGGTGATGGGTGGCTATCCCTTCAGGGCAGGCGCCTAAGCAACGTCCGGCCACGTCCGGTAACGTAGTATTCGAGCCAGGCAATGCGGGTGCTGGGGTCATCCACCAGGTCGAACAGGCGCCCACCGACATAGCGCAAAGGCTCCCAGTCCGTGTCCGGGCGGTAGCCGTCCAGGCTGTCAAAGATCATCTCCCGCACATCGCGCAGGCGGGTTAGCCGGGTCTGGCCATCGTCTGGGGTGGCATCGCGCAGCTCGATGAGCACACCGATGGAATCCGTAAACTGGCCATTGCTGACCTGGGTCGATTCGCCGAAGACCAGCACGGCCACGGGACTGCGGGCGGCGCGGGCCTTGGCCAGGTCCTGAGGAATGCCGACCTCGTATACCGCGGCGCCCAGATCAGCCAGCGTAGTGTCCAGCCGGGTGACGATCAGGCCGGGGTCAAAGCCGGGGACCATGGCCGCTCAGAACCCGCGCCCACTGGCGGCGGTGATGGTGGTCATCGCCGCGGCATTGGCGCTATCGGCCACGGGCGGATCGCCCAGCGCCAATTCGCTCTTGGCCAGGGCCTTGAGGGTGACGAGGTGCCGCTCGGCGGCTTCCTTGACGGGCAAGGGGATTTCATCGGGATAGAGGTTGCGCCGCGCCATGTCGAGCTGGATGTGCTTTAGCAGCACGTCGTCGTCAGGCAGGGTGCGATTCCCGAGATGTGAGCGGATTTCCGCCTCGGCCAGGTCCATGGCTTCCTGACACTTGTCCGTGTTGGGCTCGCCGTCTTCCCAGCCCGTCAGCTCGGTAATTTCCGGGCGACTGACTGGATTGAATTTCGTCAGCAGGTCCGCGACGGTGGCCCAGGTCATGGCGCGACCAGGACCTCGATGCGGCTGATCGCGCGCAGTTCATCCACTTGGCGCGCGCTCAGATAGCCGGGCGGGAGAGAGGTGACGCCGGGTTGAAACCAGCGTCCGCAAGCGAATACGGGCCGGCCCGTTACGGTCACCCGCACCCCGGCGGGTGCCGGGGCGGGGGTATAGCGCCTAGTGGCCACGTTTAGCCGGCGCCGGTGGAACCCACGGAGAGCTGCCAGAAGCCATAAGCCCCGGCGGCGCGCGCCTCGGCACCGAATTTGAATTCGCGCCGGTTGAACACGTCGTCATTCTCCATGGAGGTCTGGCTGACGAAGGTCGGAGCCTTGCGGGTCTGGAGGACGAAGGGCTTGATCGCCCCGCGGTTGCTGACGTGCAACATCCAGGCGGTACTGCTGGTGAGGCGCGGGTTGACCTGGACGCGGCAGGTGCCACGGAAGGGGTTGGGGCTGTCATCGG